CCACGCTTTGTTGTTCCCGGCACTGATAGCTACGTCGTGTGTGAGCGTAGACCTACAGTACAGAAGTGTGCAGAACGGCGGACGCAAGAATGGTGCGAACGTGTGTTACCTCTTGCAATTGCTGAGTGGCGCTCAAAGTGTGGTAAGTAAATGGCTGGACGCAGAAACTCACCAACGGATGTGTTCAAACACTTGAACATGAATCCTGAGCCGCCGCTACTCTGCTGGTTGTGGACAAGCGGAGTAAATGGTAAAAATCTTCCGTACTTCTCTCTTGCAGGCAAACGTGTCCTCGCATATCGCGTAGTCTATAAGATCATGAATCCAGAATGGGACATAGACAACTCACGTGAAGTCATGCGTCACATGTGCACAGATATGAATGGTGTACACGTTGACAATCCTCTCTGTTGCAATCCCTTACATCTAATGCCCGGCACACATGAGCAAAACATGCTAGACATGGTGTTACGTGGTCGTTCAGGCTTGACAATGGCTGCATTACGTGATATAATCAATCTACATAAGCAGTTCCCAGAGCTAACACAGAAGCAGATTGCAGACCGTGTTAGCTTTAAGCATGAAATCAATGTGTCACGCCAAGCAGTGACGGACTTATTGAGAGGTGCGCGGCACAAAGCATTGAAAGATGAAATGGATAAAGTTGACCGTGAACTAGAGGAAAGCGGAAATGGATAAATCAATCGACTTGGGCGCGCTGCAGCATAAAGTGATGGCTGCTGAAGCCTACGCTAAGAAATGCAGTACTGCTTTGCGTGCTGCGTATATTAAGGCAGATCGCGCAATCGAAGCTAGAGATAGCGCAAAGATGAAGTCAGAAGATGCACTAAAGGCTATTGACGCAACTAAGCGTACTATGCTAGAAGCTGCTCGCACCATCGCCAGTAGCTAGTCACTACATATAGACACGAATACACAAGGACACACAACCTATGGCGAAGGTCGCACTCCCATATTCAGCACGTCTCGGCGATGCAGTGATGAAGCTCGGTACGCTTAACGGATTGCGTATCCCTGATCCTGACATTGCTGCAATGCCTCGCCTTGATAACACTGAAACAGAAGCATACATGGACAAGCACGCTGCTGTACGTGAAATGCTGCAGTCCGGCATCATCAAGAAGATCAGTGAGTCACGCTATGAGAAGGCAAAGAAAGCCCTGCTCGCTATCATGCCAGAAGTCACAAAGGTTCCAGTAGGCACAAACAACTCATGGAATTTTGGCAACGTAGCAATCAATGTACGCACACAATCAGGCGCATCCCGTCTTGATCGACAGAAAGTCCTAAGCTTTCTTATGGTGAAGCAGAAGATGGCACTCGCTGATGCAGAGGATGCAATCAAAGAGATGTCCACTATTAGTGCTGACGCACTATACTTCACCCCCTCCACTGTGTCGGAGTAACATGACGCAAAAGAACAACATCATTCACGTTCCGCCGCGCCGTAAATGGGTGCGGTGGAAAGGTCTACATGGACTGCTTGAGTACCGCCCTGCTCTTAAAGTGTGGCAATATACACTCAAGCTCATTTATCCTGTCACACATAAGGGTGAATGCTATACCGAAGCAGCCGCAGAACTAGAACTAAAGAAGCTCATCGAATTAGCACTAGCTAGCAAGAACAAGAACATAACATCGGTAGACTAGATGGAAACGCACAGTAAAGATTCTCCTACGCATCGTATGCACGTGCTGCAAGTTTCACTTAATGACTTTCAGACATGGGTAACGCAGCTTCAGGCGCGACGAAATGCGGTAGTAGAGAAGATCACTCGGGCAAAGCTTTCCAACACACTCACAATAGCAGCAACCAAACACAAGAACCTCGACCGCGTGATGAAGAAGCTGGACCGCTTGCTTCACTCATTGCAGGAAGATACAACTTCAATTGAAGATGAACTAAACAAAGCACGCCTCATGTTCTTTGAACTGTCAGGCGGAGAAGTTCTCATAGCAAACACGGAGATACTAGATGGCGTTGATGAAAGTGCGCGACGCAGAACAGTTGATGAAGTCCATGCACACAGACCCGCGAATGATCAGCTTGATCTGTGGAATGATGGAACGCTTGCGAATACAGCACGATCAAATGATGCTGTTCGCGTCTGAATTCAACAAGCTCATTGATCTAAGCACGGACATGATGAAGAAGCTTGCAATCCGTGATGGCTATCTCGACAAGCTTGGCGTCAAAGAAATGATGCAGAAAGCAGACATGGGCGGCATGGTCAATGCAGTTGACGCACAGGATGACGACAGTGATCACACTGCTGGCTTGTTGAACAAGAAGAATTAAATGCTTACACTCACAGACATACAAAACAACATCGAGTACCGCATTTCACTTGTTCCAATGGCAGATGCATTCAAGCTATTGGAACAAGGCCAAGTCTTCTATGACTTTACTAAAATAACAGCCGCTTACACATGCCCAACCTGGGGAGTACTACGCTATGGCAAACACCTTTCTGATCTACCCCTCTCTACTGGTGGACGGTCACTTGCCATTGAATGTGGGTCCGCATGTCACGACTTCTTTGCCGCAGTACGGTTATGGACCTTACTTGAACGTTATTCAAATGGTACGTCCGAACACGCACTTGTCAACGCACACGCAATCAAACTCTTCGGCAAAGACCGATGGGAATCTATGCTGTCCATCCCACAAGACAGCGACAGAGTAAACAACTGTCAACTGTTCGCACTCGATGCACTTCACACGTCAGGGTACTACGATGATCCGTCAGACCGCAAGCGCACTCTATCGAATATGGAAACCGCATGTATTTCCTACGCTGATCGTTACCTCGCTGCTGATCTACCTGTATTGGTTCGTGGCAATCTCATTGGCGTAGAGATACCGTTTGTTCTCAAGGTTGAACGCATTGCTACGGTTAACAAAGCTCAATTAACAGAATGGCACGCACTGGCAACAGCCTATTACTGCGGACGCATTGACGGCATTCACGATTACGGCGGTTCCGCTATGGTAGGTGAAAACAAGACCGCTGCTTCACTCTCTTCTGCATGGAGAACAAGCTTTGCAATCTCACATCAAATCACAGGCTACACCATTGCAGGAACTTGCCTCCTTAGAGAAGAAGTCTCCAATGCTCAAGTCATGGGAGTACAGATTCCACTTCCACGTGATGCTTTCAACGGCATTGTCTTCCACCCTGAGACACGCACCGAATCTGATCGCTTACGATGGGCCGAATGGTTTTTCGGCGGTATCGAAACATACGAAGGGTACATGGATCGCCCAACTGAAGCGCCCCGTTATTCGCATTCTTGCAACCGCTACTTCTCTGCCTGCCAATTTATCCCGTTTTGCAGTCTTACCCGAGAAGAACAAACTGACGCGCTAACAAGTATGCGACATGATGAATGGTCGCCGCTGGATCACTTGAAAAAGAAAGCTGTAGAGGAATAACACATGGCTAAGTTTGAAGTTGTCAAAGCAAAGCAAGACAATGGCAAGGACTGGGGACAAATTGAATTAGATAACTTTAATTCGCTAGACCTTGAAGATGATGAAAACGTTATGGACATGGCGGACTGGCCGTGGATGGTGATTAACATGCATGAGAGAGAAGATAATAACATCCTTGCATGGTGCTGTACGCAAGAAGATGCAGACATGATCACTACAGCACTCAATAAGCACCATGCCCCCTAACATCATTGTCAACAAGTCTAAGGGCACAATCAAACGTGTATCCATGTTTCTCTGGGGACTGCCCGGTTGCGGTAAGACACACTTTGCAAATACCGCACCGGGTAAACGTCTATGGATTAACTTCGATCCAGATGGCACGTCAGCTCTAGCGTACAGTGAAGACACTCTTGTACTAGATTACAGTGCTGAAACACTTGGATACATGGAACAGTGCAAGACGATGAACCCATTCGATCTTGATAGTATTCTTAAGAACGATCCATCAATTCAAACAGTGGTGATAGATAGTGTCTCACGATTTGTGAGTAATGCAGTACAGTTCTCTATTGGCCGCGCGCCAGGAGCTACGTTTGAAAATCCCGGCCCTGCAGGCTACGGTTTTCGAAATCGTTTTACAATTGGCCTTGTTAATGGAGTACTTATTGCAACAGGAAAACACAATAAACACGTTATTTTCATTGGTCACGAAGGACAACCACAAACCAACGAATCCGGTGTAATCCAAGCAATCTCCATCCTTCTTGGCGGCGATCTGCAAGTTACAGTACCTCAACAAATCTCTGAAGTTTGGCGTATGACTGACAACGGTCTAGAACGTCGTGTTACCGTACGCCAGATTGGCCTTGCTAAACCTATGAAGACACGCATGTTCGACACTACGAGTGGCTATGACTTCATTGCGTCTAACAAGGTCAATGCTTCCAAAGTTGACCTTGCCGTTCTATTTAAGGAGTGGCAAGACGGCAACTATGAGAAGCTAAAACTACCTACGTGATCTAGCTAGATACACACACACAACAGAAGAGAGAAGACAAATGGCTGACGAAAACAACGCTCCCGAGCTTGGTTCGATCTTTGAGTTCTCACAGGACATTGCTAACGCGGAAGCCCCGCCGCCGCTGCCTGCTCGCTCTTATATCGGCACTTGCACAGGCGCGCTTGCTAAGACGAACAAGAACGGTGCTGCTTACGGCGAAATCAAGTTCACGATTGCGCCTGATCAGTTTCCGCCTGACTTCGCGGCTGTCCAGAAGGATGCGGTGGACCTGTTCTACCGCTTCGTTCCGCTCACCGACGATACGCGCTCGCGCTACCAGCTTCGCAAATTCTGTGAGAACATGCGTGTCTCGGCTGGCAAGCGTCTTGATCTGAACGACTTCATTGGTAAGACTGCCACACTGGTAGTTGGCACCTCCGAATATCAGGGCGAGAAGCGCGGAGAAATCAAGTCCGTCGCACTCGCGTAGGCTTGACTATATATACAACGTAGCGTAAGAGTGTGCCTGCGGATCGGCTGATCTGGTCCGCAGGCAAAGTTTCAATCAACACACTAGGAGAGTTCATTATGGCTTCCCCCACACTGCCGGTCTCCGGCAAGCCCAAGCGCAAGGTCGGCAACCGTGTTGCCAAGGACAAGGTTCTATTCCTCATCTACAAGGGTGAGTTTCAGGGTGACGTTGAGGTCGTGACTACGATTGGTCTGGATTTCATTGACAAGGTGATGGCCGATCCGACGCTCAAGTATAAGAAGGTCGTGATTCCGTCCAAGAAGCGAGCGGCCCAGGTTACGGATGCTCCGGCTGTCTAACCTGTACTAACACGTATACGGACGGGCAGAGAGTGGTAGCATTCTCTGCCCGTTTTATGTCTGGGCCGTGGTAGCACAGCGGTAGTGCAGTTGCTTTGTAAGCATCAGGTCGGGAGTTCAATCCTCTCCCACGGCACCAACAACAAGGAGACAACATGGAACTAGATAGCGTGCCTGTCATTATACCTATGGCACACGAACTAAACAGAGGCGTACACGCTGGATCACATAGCACCGCAAGCCGCGTAGTCATTCGCACTAACCTTCAAACACGCACGCTTATCCAAACTTGGGCTGAACATTTACAAATCTCAGAGGCAGAGTTCATGCGAGCAGCTAGTTATAACATGGCAAAAGCACTCGAAAAACGCAGCAAAGGAAAAGACAATGACCACCACAGTAATCGAAGTTGACGAAGACGTATTTCAGATCACAACACAACACTGCGACGGTACAGTGTCCGTCGATCTAATCATGGGTCGTGACACATACGACCAGCACTACCATATGAACATAGGAATTAAAAATGACGGAGAACACACAGCCGTTCATTCAGGACGAATTGCAAACACAAGCAATCACTCTTGGATGTGGCACTAACGACCGCATCGTTTGCGTCACCGGACCTGCAGGTACCGGCAAGACGACTATCATGCTGCAAATCTATAATGCATTCGTAAATGCAGGTCACAAGGTAGCAATTGCTGCACCTACAGGCAAAGCAGCCAAGCGTATCTCAGAAGCTACCGGACTTCCCGCTGTTACGCTGCACAGGCTACTCGAATACACACATCCGGGCGATCCTGACCCTAAGACTGGCAAAGTAACAGGCGTTTCTGTACCGCGGCGTGGTCCCGAGAATCGCCTTGAGTACAGTGTCGTGCTTGTTGATGAATACAGCATGATCAATAATGAACTTGACCGCACGTTGCTTGATGCTATCCCTGCTGGTGGACTTGTGCGTTGCTTTGGTGACATTAACCAGCTTCCTCCAATCGAAAACACTGGATTCAACGGACCTCCTGCTGGACCTAGCGCATTCACGCGACACTTGAAAAACTTCCCTAGCGTTAAGCTTGAAAAGATTTACCGGCAAGGCGAAGGCAGCGGAATCGTAACGAACGCAGCACGCATTCTTAAAGGTTGGGTTCCGCAACAGGCTGATGACTTCCAAATGGTGATTGGCAAGAACCCAGTTGAAACTGTTATGGACATGATCATGGCGGAAGGGGCGAAATTCCATACACTAGACTGGCAGATCATTACACCGACGCATATGGGATGGACAGGTACACGCGCATTGAACTTGAAGATTCAAGAAATGCTGCAAGGTGAGAAGATGCATGAAGCACATGTCATGCCTCGCACACGTTATGACAAGGTGAAGTCTCTCGTACTCATTCCCGGTGATAAGATTCTCTGGACTAAGAATGACTACCACTTAGAAATCTACAACGGTGAAACAGGCATCGTTAAGAAGTTCGAGCACGACCAAGTATTCATTGATTTCGGTGACAGAGAAGTTGCTATTCCTCCACACGTTGAGTACATCGCAAGTGATGGATCAACTAAGAATTACGATCCACGCACCACTATCAACCTTGCATACGCTGTTACGACACATGCTAGCCAAGGAAGTGAATACTCGCAAATCGCGTATATCATGGACAAGTCTAGCAGCATTCTACATGACCGCAGCAACTTCTACACTGCAATCACACGGGCACGTTACAAGACTACAGTAGTGACCGATCAGCGTAGCTTACAGAGGGCAGTTTCAACTTTGAAGGTGCGATTCTAACATGACAAGACTTGTCCTTTTCAATGGCCCTCCCGGCTGCGGCAAGGACACGATCGTACGCGGGTTGACGCAGTACCTCAAGTTCTCACACTTGAAGTTCGCTGCGCCAATCAAGCGTATGGCGTGTGGATTGCTTGACTGTGACATGTCATGGCTTGAAGCGAACAAAGACACGTTCATCATACCGTTTGGTTACAAGCACGACATCACACTCAGACAGTTTTTAATTGAGTTGTCTGAGAAATTCTTCAAGCCTTTATATGGCGATAACGTGTTCGGCAATCTTTTATGGAATGAGGTGAAACGTGCTCCGAACAAGCTTGTACTTGTTTCTGATTGTGGCTTCCATAGTGAAGTACATCGTGTTGTGGGAAATGCAGGGAAGGCAAACTGTCTCATTGTTCGAATTCATCGCAGCGGACACAACTTTGTTGGTGACTCTCGTAGCTATCTCGAAGATGGGATATGTAAAACAGTAGACGTCTACAACACACATACGTCACATTGGTTGACAATTGCTAGCTTACGTGTTATAATGAATTCATACAAGGGAATAGAGAAAGAATTCCTAAAGGAGCCTGAATGGTTGCGCGATATTCCATCCGCCCAGTAATTGAATGTTGCATTGCTAAGCCATCACAGAGTGACTTAGCTTCTCTGCTGCAATATAAATACAAACTCGATCCATGCAAGCCTAAACCAGACGGTGAAGATCGCGTATTCACATTCTCATATTACACTACAGAGCTTGCACGTAACATGCCAAAAAACAGCAAAGAACGTAAAGAAATTGCTCGCATTCTACGTGCTAGGCACTCTTACATCTGGACACTCTTTCACCAAGTGATGACACTTGAGGATTGGTAATGACACCTCTGCAAACGAACACATCGCAGCATATCCTGTCTCTAGGACTTGAATACAAAGTTCTAGGGACAGGATCACCTTCCTCAAAGATCGCTATCATAGCAGAGTATCCCGGCGAAACGGAAATCATGCTAAAGCAACCGCTCATTGGACAAAGCGGTCGCTTGTTGTGGGAGAAGCTTGGCTCTATTGGAGTGAAGAGGGAACAATGTTACATCACAAACGTAGTCAAGGACGCAGTAACAGTAAAGGTCGTGGACGGAACAAGGGAAAGGCAACTAGCGTCAAAAGAGGACATGGCGAAGTGGCAATCCGTCTTGATGCGGGAGTTATCGCAACTCTCCAACGTCGAATATATCTTGCTCCTAGGGAATGCAGCACTGGAAGCAGTGACAGGACATAAAGGCGTCAATAAGTGGCGTGGTTCTGTTCTAGACTTC